CAACTTGTAGGCAATGGCTGGCGAGCCAGGTGGAGCGGATCAAGCCCATAGGCATAGTTGCATCGACGAAGGCCATGGCTGCGGATTGTAAGGGCTTTGGGGTGCCGATGCTCACGGTGCCGCATCACTCCCGGCCGCATCAACAGGTGAATCCGATTCGCGAAAGAGTGCAGAAGATCGGCTACGAGGGATCGGTGAAATATCTGGGCGCGTGGCAGGCGTGGTTTGAGGTCGAGTGCGCGTCTCGAAAATGGTCCTTTGTTATAAACCCGCCGCACCTCGCGGATCTGGATATTGTCGTTGCGGTGCGTGAGTCAACTGGATACGCCGCGCGCAACTGGAAGTCGAACGTCAAGCTGGCTAACGCTCAAGGGTCCGGCACGCCGTGCATTCTCAATCGCGAGGCTGGATACATCGAGACTGCTACCGGCGGCGAATTGTTCGCAGACACGCGTGAGGACATGGTGCGAGCCTTGGACCGTTTAACCGATCATGAAACGCGCAAGACGGCCGCTGCTGGTCTCTGGCCGCCGACTCTGGAAATGGTTGCCGCGGATTATCGGGAATGGCTGTCGAAGTTCTAAGGGCGCATAAGCCCTCTCTCACTGCTACGGCGGTCCTAGTCGCCTTGATCGCGGCGATGAAAAATGTAGGCGAGCGCGTTGTAGAAACCAAGCAATATCGCGGTGACTCCGAGTGGCTGATGCTGTTCGGTGTCGGGGCGGATGCCCATAGCAAAGCGCGTGACCATCATGTAAAGGCTGGTGGCAAGGCGATGCTGTGGGACTTGGGCTATTTCGGCCGCCGCAAGGAAACTGGTTACGTTCGGGGGTCGATAAACACTGATCATCCGCAAGCTTTGATTGATCGCGCGCCAACCGATCCATCGAGGTGGGACGCATTAGGCATCAGACTGCGCGAGGATTACAAACGAGACGGTCATATCATCCTTGTCGGTCTCGGTCGCAAGAGCAGAGCTTACTTCGGGGATGGTTGGGAGCAGGCCAAGTACACAGAGCTGGTCAAGCGCTTTCCGCCCAGCCGGATCGTCTATCGACCAAAGGTCGATGGTGACATTGTCGTGCTTCCTTGCGCGCGAGATGGAACAACACCCATCGAGTCATTGCTACGTGGGGCGGCGCTAGTCGTCTGCAAGCACTCCAACGTGGCCTGCGATGCGGCAGTCGCAGGTGTCCCGTTCGAGTCGACCGATGGCGCTGCGATGTGGCTGGCCGGAAGGGACTACACGCAAGCTAACAGAATGGAATTCCTGCAGCGCTTGGCGTGGTTTCAGTGGCGTCCGAGTGAGGCTAAAGAGGCTTGGCAATTCTTCAAGGGGATCGTGTGAGACTCAACGTTTGTTGTGGAACCCGTATCCGCGAGGGATGGATAAACATTGATGTCGCAGCGCTTGGCATATTGAAACCAGAGATCATCGCGGATGCCAGAAGCATCCCGCTTGACGACGGTTGCGCCGACGAGATCATGTGCATTCACGGCATCGAACACTTTTACAAGTGGGAGGCTGCCGCGCTCGCTGTAGAGTGGATGCGGCTACTGAGGTCAGGCGGATTGCTGGTGATTGAGTGCCCGGACATTTTCAAGTGTTGCGAGAACCTTGTTTCAGGCTATGCGTCGTCCGGCAAGCATCCTGACCAAATGAGCTACTGGGGCATCTATGGAGACCCACAGGAGAGCAATCCGTTCATGGGCCACAAGTGGGGTTACACGCCAAAGACGTTGCGGCACTTTTTGAAGATGCACGGTTTCGTCAATATCGCCGACGAGGAAACCCAGTGGCATCCGGCCGGCAGGGTGCGGCGCGACATGCGGATCACTGCGCGCAAGCCATGAGTCTGCGTGTTTACCTCGGATGGGACTCGCGCGAGATTGATGCATTTCAGGTGGCGGCCAAAAGTTATGCGTCATTCGGCTGCGAAGTTATCGCGTTGCACGAGGATCGGCTGCGGTTGTGCGGAATATTGACGCGCCCGTTGGATCGCCGAGGCCGGATGTTCGATCTCAACAGCGCGGCAGAGCAATCGACGGACTTTGCTATCAGTCGGTTCGCGGTTCCCCTGCTGGCGCATTCGGGTTGGGCGTTGTTCGCCGATGCGGACACTATGGCCAGGCAAGACCCGCATCTATTGTTGTCCATCGCAGACGATAGGTTCGCGGTGATGGTGGTTAAGCGGACGACGACGCAGATGGAAGGGATCAAGATGGACGGGCAGAAACAGGTTGCCTATCACCGCAAGAATTGGAGCAGCGTGGCGCTGTGGAACGCATCCCATCCGGCCATTGCGCGGCTGAACCTGACCACGCTGAACCAATGGCCCGGCCGTGATCTCCATGCATTCAAGTTTTTGGCCGATGACGAGATCGGATGTCTCCCGTCAGCGTGGAATCATCTTGTTGGCGTTGATCCGCCGCGATCCGATCCGGCAATTATCCATTGGACCAATGGCACTCCGAACCTCCCCGGCTATGAGGAAAGTGAACATGCACAAGTATGGCGGGAGGCAAGCCAGCGATGATTAATTGTTATTCATGCTCGCCGGTTTGGGGCTGGCGTAACTCGCCGCCTATCCGGTCTGGGCTGCGCGTGATTGGACAGCCGGAGGGTGAGCAGATTACGCTGGCCGAGGCAAAGCTACATCTGCGGATTGACGACGAGGGCGGCAGCCCGACGCAGCCGCATCCTGACGACACGCTTATTCAAACGTTAATTGTGGCTGCGCGGGAGTGGTGCGAGAACGATACCGGGCGGGCGTTGGTCCCGCAGACGTTCGAGTTGGTGACATCCGCGTGGCCAGCCAGAAGTTTCTACGCAATCGAGAATACTAACGAGTTACCTTTGCCCATGTCGCCTATCTCGAGCATTATTAGCGTCACTTATCTGGATGGGGATGGGGCGTCCCAAGTGTTAGCGGCCAGCGCTTACACGCTGGATAACTGGTCGGAACCGAGTTGGCTGTACTCGGCTGTCGATACTTCATGGCCGACAGTACAAGGTGTACGGAACGCAATCACCGTCCGGTATAACGCCGGCTACACGCTTCCGAACGCCAGCCCCGATGATCGGCCGCTGCCCAAGTCGATCAAGGCTGCGATGCTGTTGATTGTTGGGCACCTTTACGAGAACCGAGAGGAGACGACAGAGTTAAAGCTAATGTCTCTGCCGCTTGGTGCGTCGTCTCTGCTTGACCGCTGGCGGTTGCGCTTGGGGATTGCGTGAACGCGGGCAAACTCCGGCATCGCTTGTTGCTGGATGAGCCCATTGCCACGCAGGACGATACTGGTGGCGAGGTTATCAACTGGTCCGCGTTTGGCACTGTCTGGGCGTCTGTTGAACCGTTGCGGGGCCGGGAGCAGTTGATCGCCAATCAAGCGTTGGCGCCGTTAGATACGCGCATCCGTATTCGCTGGTCGCCGGCCGTTAACATGGTTACGGCAAAGTGGCGCGGAACGCATCAAGGAATCATCTACAACTTCAAGTCACTGTCGCAGACCGACATGGGGCACCGCGAGATCGAGATCATGGCGCAATCAGGATTGAACGATGGCTAGCGTAACGATCCGCGTCGATGGCCTGCGTGAGTTGGGCGAGCGGATGCGTAAGCTATCCGAGAAGGTGGCCAAGAAGCTGGCGGGGCAGGCTACTGGCGCGGCGGCCCGAGTAGTCAAGAAAAGCTACAAGTTAAATCTCAGGTCCAATCCTTCGATTGATACGGGTTTGGTGGAGAAGAACGTCATAGCAAAGAAGTTAGGGAAATCACAGACAAACCTAACCTCCGAACACATCGTCACGGTTAAGAAGGTTGTCTATCCACAAGTTGGTGCGTCTACGAAGAAGCGCAATACAAGGCAGGTAGCGGGTTATTTGGAATTCGGCACGGTCAACATGCCCGCAGAGCCTGGATTGCGCCCGGCATTCGACGAGAATAGATCGAAGCTGACGGAAGTAATGAAGAAGAAACTGGCGGACGGAATCCTGAAGGCGGGCGCATGAGTTACGAACAGGACATCTTCACCGCGCTAGGTCCGCTGGTGGGCAGCCGTGTGGCGCCAGTCACATTTCCGCAGCCGCCAGCGGTGCCGACCTGGCCGGCCATCCGCTACACGTTCATTGATACCGTCCCAGTCGTTGATCTGTGCGGCGATGGTGATGATTCAACGGCGTTTGTGCGCGTACAGATAGACGTGGTGGCTAAAGAGTTCAAGCAAGTGCGGGCCCTTCGATTGCAAGTGATGGCGGCGATGGCGCTATTCTCACCGCCTGCCATTCTTGAAATAAGCGCATCAGGCGGTTTCGATACAGAAACAAAGACGTTCCGTGAAATCTTGGATTACTCCTTACATGGAAGTTCTAGCTAGGCAACTCGCCGTCTAGTTCTATCCACCGACCGAGGCCCCGCAAGGGGCCTTTCCATTTCCAAAGGAAATATCATGAGTTCAGGCGCCCGTTACAAATTTCAAGGCTCGCAATTTTCCGTGCAGACCGGATTGGCCGGGTCAAGCCCGAGTCCCGTGATCACAGGCATCACGAAGGCAGATCCGGCTGTTGTATCGTCTACTGCCAACCCGCACGTTGATGGTGATGTGATCCGCATTAAGGGTGTAGTTGGTATGACGGAGGTCAACGGTCGCCTGTTCGTGGTCGACAATCGTGCCGCAAATTCTTACGAGCTTGCTGGCGAAGATTCGACCAACAACGCGGCTTACGTCAGCGGCGGCTATGTCGATGAGGCCCAGTTCTCCGAGTTTTGCGAACTGACCGGGACGAATCAGCAGGACGGCGCATCGGACGAAATCGACGCGACGACGATCTGTTCCACAGCGAAGGAATTCGAGCTTGGGCTATCGGATTCAGGCACGTTGCAACTGGATTACAACTTCGCCCCGAATGCAACCGTGATGACTGCGTTGCGCGCTGCTAAGTTGTCCGGCGATGAGATAGGGTTCAAGGTCGTGTTCCCGAACTCTGGCGGCACGGTGATCATGCTTGGAAAGGTTCAGCAGACTAGCTTCCAAGGTGCAGTGTCCGGTCTCTGGACTGGGTCGGCCACCATCAAGCTGTCTGGCGAAATCTTCGTCCTGGCGGCTTAATGGATCGGGCTAAGTTTCTGCTTGGCTTGAAGCGTTCGGCGGTGAAGTTGACGGCATTTACGCCGCCGGGCTTCACCGAACCGATCTATCTGCGCCCGCTGTCGATGGCTGATATCAAAGCCGTGATTACTAAGCCTGACGAACCGAAAGAAGTCCGAGAGCGTCTTACCAACGATCCGCTGTACATCGAGCGCGGCATTGCTCGGATCGTTCGCGGGGCTGATGGCAACCTGCTATTCGACGAAAAAGACGACGCGCAGATGGCCGAGTTGAAGTCGGTCATGGACAACAACGCGCACAACGTCAGCAGGCTCATTCACGAAGCGCACGAAGCTTTGCAATTGCCGGACAAGAGCGAGGCAGACCCCAAGGGAAACTGACGCCGCGCCAGGTATTCAAAATGCACCTGGCGCTAGCAATTGGCGGCTGCACGCTGGACGAACTTGACGAGCGAATGGATGAACGCGAGTTTTTGCTGTGGGAGAGGTATGCCCGGGCGTTCTTCCTTCCTCATCGTCGTGCGGATTTACAGGCGGCCCAAACGGCTTACCTGGTGGCCGTGACCATGGGCGGCGCCAAGACTTCGACCAAGTTATCCGATTATCTAGTTGTGCCGGCCATAGAGGACGAATCAATGACTGCCGAAGTTGGAAGTTCGATGATTGGCGCGGTGACTGCGGCGCGGGTGTATCGGCTTGGCCAAGGTCGGAAAGCTAAGGGTTAGGCCATGGCTGCTAATTCACTCGGCGGGCTGATCGTAACGCTTGGCCTCAACGCGGCTGAATTCACGTCTGGCCTGACGAAATCCGAGCGCGAGGCGCAGATATTCGCGGCCCGACTGGATCGTGCCATTGCTACCGGGGCTAAGGCTGCAAGCGCAGCAATCATCGGTATCGGTGCTGCTGCCGCTGTTGCGTTTGCTGCGGTCAATGAATTGTCGCGTCAAGCCGGAGACTTCAAGGATCTGGAGGAAAAGACCGGGGCCAGTGCGGAAGCTTTGGCATCGTTCGCGGTGTCAGCCGGGACCGCAGGCATTGCCATGGCGGAGGTCGCCGCCCTGTCGGTCAAGCTGACGAAAAATCTAACCGGCGTCGATGACGAGTCGAAGTCGGCAGGCGCGGCGATCAGTGCGCTTGGCCTCAACCTGAAGGAGTTCAAGGCGCTCGATCCGGCGGCGCAGTTGGAAGCCATTGCCAAGGCGCTGGCAGGATTCGAGGATGGCGCTGGCAAGACGGCGGTCATGGAAGCGCTGGCAAAAGGCGCATCCAATCTGCTGCCCTTCCTCAAAGAGTTGAATTCCGAGGGCGGCCGGCAAGTCATCCTCACGCAGCAGCAGATCGAGCGCGCAGACGCCTACAGTGACGCCCAGGCGCGCGCGCGGACGCAGTTGCAGCTATACGCCCAAGCCGCTGCTACGGAGGCGCTGCCCGCGATTACAGCACTCACCACTGCAGCGAAGAACTTCATTATTGAATTGGCGGGCATTGAGAAAGGCGCCAATGACTTGCGCGGCAGCACCGCTATCCTAGACTTTGCCAACAATGCCGTGCGGGCGCTTGGCTTCATCGTATCGGCCGGGCAAGGATTGGGACGCGTGTTTCAGGTGGTCGGAGAGACTATCGCGGCTGGTGCGGCGCAGACGGCAGCGGTAGCGGTCGGAGACCTTAATCGTGCCCTCGCCATTGGCCGTGACTGGCAGACGCAGATTGACGGCATTTTGAACAAGCAGTTGTTTTCAGCAAAGCTGAGTCAACAGATCCAGAATCAACAAAAGAATGCTTCGCGTGCCGCTATTGAGGATCGCGGGTTTAAGCCGGCCGGCAAACCGCTACGATTCTCCGGCGTCAACAGGCCGGACAAGGCTGCCGGCGGTTCTGATCGTATCAGCGAGGCGCAGCGCTTCCTCGACAGCTTGCAGAAGCAGTTGGACCGCACGCTCGAACTGACGGCGGTGGAAACTGCGCTCAAGGAAATCCAAAGCGGCCGGCTCAAGGGGCTGACTCCCGACATCGAGCGGCAGATTCTCGCGGTGGCGGCCCAAGTGGACGCCTACAAGGAGCTGGAAGAATGGGTCAAGGCCAGCGGCAAGGCGTTTGACGAAGAAGTGAAGGCTCTCGAACGATCCACTGAGGAACAGAAGCGGCACACTATCGCCGCGTTTGCAGAGGCCGAGCAGATCAAGGAGGCCAATAAAGACCTGCGTGACGAGATCGCGATCATTGTCGGCGGCGAGGCTGCGCGTAAGGCGATTGAGGCAGCGCGCATTTCATCGGCCATTGCGATCAAGGAAGAGGCCCTCGCCCTGGCCCAGCTCAATCCCTTGCGGGCTGGGGAAGCGAAGGCCCTGCAAGCGCAGATCACGTTGCTCAAGGAACGCGCCGAACTTCTCAACAGTAAGTCCTTCGCGGAACAGTTGGCAGCCGATGCCGCTAACCTGCAGCAGTTCAAAGACCTGTTTACCAATACGTTCGCTGATGCCTTCAGTTCATTCATTGATGGCACCAAGTCGGCTAAGGATGCATTCAAGGATTTCGAGAGGTCTTTGGTTCAAGCGATCAGCCGGATCGCTTCACAGAATCTTGCCGAGGCATTGTTCGGAGGCAAGAGCAATACAGGCGGGCCTGACTTTGGAAAACTGATTAGCAGCTTGATCGGAAGGTTCTTCGGAGGTGGCGGTGGTGGCGTGCCTGGCGTCGGGTTCTCAGGTGGCGGCTTCGGCGAGCGCTTCGCCGCTGGCACCAACTTCGCGCCGGGCGGAATGGCCCTAGTCGGCGAGCGCGGCCCGGAGTTGGTGAACCTTCCGCGCGGCGCACAAGTTATCCCCAATCACGAGCTCGGCGGCGGCGGCAACACGACTATCGTGCAAAACATCAACGTGATGCCTGGTGCCGATACACGCACGGCCCGGCAGGCTGCGCGCGATGCCGGTGCTGCGGCCCAGCGCGCGATGGCGCGGAGGTAGCGTATGGCTTATCTAGACATGCTCCTGCCGATCTGTGTAGCCCTTGAATGGCAAAGCGATTCCGGCGGTTTCGACACCAGCGTCGTGCAGATGCAAAACGGGCGTGAGTCGCGCAACCAGAATCGGGCCCGCCCGCTGTCCAGCTACCTTATCCGCTACAACAACCAGACGCGGGCGGCGTGGCAGGATCTCGACGCATTCATGCACGCCGCTGCGGGACGCGCCAACTCGTGGCGCCTGCGGGACCCCCGCAAGAATATAGCAGGCGCTGGCGAGGGGATGCTGGCAGCGATTCCAGGCTCGGCTGACTTTCAGATGGTTTTGCGGTACACCTTCGGGTCTTACACATTCGACAAGCCCGTCACCAAGCCCGCGTCAACCGTGATCCTCTCAGGCGCCGGGTCGTTCAGCACCAGCACCGGCCGCGTCACTGGCGGCCTCGTCAGTGCGACTTGGTCTGGCGAGTTCTATTTGCACGCGCGGTTCGATGGCGACGCCATAACACTCTCCGGGGTCAATCGCCAGGCCAACGGGGACTATATCGCGCGATACGAAGATATGCCGGTCGTCGAGGTGATGGACGATGACTAAGTCTCTGTCTCCTGGGTTTGCATCGCACCTCGCGAAGAACCTCACGAAGCTTACGAGTTGCATGCGCTTGGTGCGCATCGATGGTGTAGTGCTCACGGTCACGGCGCTCGACCTTCCGTTCGTGTTTGATGTTGGCGCGGGCGGCGAAACATATGAACCTCTGGGCTTCGGCATCAGCGATGTCCGGGGGACATCCAACGTCGAGGTATCGACGCTAGACGCAACGGGTATTCTTGACAGCGACTTGATTACTGAGGACGACCTGCGGGCGGGGCGATGGGACGGCGCCGCGTACCAAATCTTCCGGGTGGTTTGGTCAGACCTCACGCTCGGCCGCGAGATTGTCTCGACCGGTACGCTCGGCGAGTGTTCCGTTAACCGTCTTGCCTTCCGCGCCGAGTTGCTGGGACTCATGCAGTCGGTGCATACCAGCATCGTTGAGCTCACCTCGGCCGCGTGCAGGGCGAATCTCGGAGACGAGCGCTGTCAAGTTGACCTTGCCCCGTTGACCGTGTCCGGGACGATTGACGCCATGGACCCCGACTATTACCGGTTTACCGCGTTGGACCGTGGCGAGGCGGCAGGCTACTTCGCCAGCGGGGTCATCACGATCACGGATTCGACCGACGACCTACTTAATGGGATGCGCTTCGAGATACTAAGCAACGCCGGCGCAGGCGCGTTCGTCCTTGCTGTTTCATTTCCTTACACCGCAACCGGCGCAACTTATTCAATGACACCAGGCTGCGACAAGACGCGCCGTACTTGCATCGACCGCTTTAATAACATCCTCAATCGACGCGCCGAGGACTGGGTGCAGGGAACGGACAAGCTCGTGTCCGTGGCACGGCGCGCGTCATGATCACGGCGCAGCTCGTGGTTGCAACTGCCCGCACCTGGCTCGGGACGCGCTGGCGCCACCAGGCTTGCCTGAAGCACGTCGGCACCGACTGTATTCACTTCATCGCTGGCGTCGCCCGCGAGGTTGGCGTCACAACAGCCCAAGGATTTTTCGCTGACGCGGCGCTGCATAACTACGGCCGCACGCCAGATCCGGGGATGCTTTATGCCGCGTGCGATCAACTGATGGAGCGCGTTGATACGGAGTCGCGCGCGCTGGCCGATGTGCTCGTGATCCGCTTCGGGAGGCATCCGACGCACTTTGCGTTCGTTTCACAGACGCAGCCGCTGCGGATGATCCACGCCTGGGCGCGGGCGCGTCAAGTGGTCGAGCACGGTCTTGAGGAGCCGTGGGTTTCACGGATCGCACGCGTGTACCGTCTGCCCGGGGTGACATGGGCCAACTAATAGTAGGCATTGCGGGCGCCGCGATCGGCTTCGCGGTGGGCGGCCCGCTGGGCGCGCAGATTGGTTATCTCGCGGCCACGACTGCCTACGGCCTGCTCAACCCGACAAAGATCCAAGGGCCGCGACTCAACGAACTGCACGTCCAGGGCTCAAGTTACGGGCGCGCGATTCCGATTGTCTACGGCCGCATGCGCATGGCCGGGAACGGGTGCTTTCAGACAGATTGGGTAGAGCACGAAGAGAGCTCTGGCGGCAAGGGTGGGGGGACCGAGCAGACGAACTACACGTACACTAACTCATTCGGTTTTGCGATTTGTGAAGGCCCGGTCCTCGGCGTGATTCGGCGCTGGGCGAACGGCAAGCTCATTACCGATGTTGGATTTACCACTAACGAGAGGTGGCCGTTCGTCCTGTACCTCGGCGACGAGTCGCAGATGCCGGACCCGACCATCGAGGCTAAGCATGGCGCCGGCGAAGTCTCCGCAATGCGCGGCATTGCCTACGAGGTAGTGACCGACAAGGACGCTTCAGAATTCAATAACACGGTTCCCAATGTTGAGTATGAAATTTACACCACTGCCGGCTCGTCAATCCCGCGCCGCATTAGCACATGGGACGCGCCGAACGACTTGCCTTCCGGGGCGTTGAACCAGTACAACGTCGCCGGCGCGTCGTATAGCGCAGGCGTCATTACATATGGATTTTACGAGGATACGGGTAGCGATTATCAATACACCGAGATGACATATAACATCGACGGGACCCTCCTAAGCACGGATGGTCCAGTGGATGTAGACATCATTCCTGGCACCATTGGCGCTGACTTCTTGATGACCGCGCAAAATGCCCAAATTGCCTTTGGCTACCGGAGTGGCCAAGGCGATGGCGACACCGACGCAGGCGCTTGGTTTCGCGGGGCCACACGTATCTCCGCCGTTAACAACATCTTAGGCAGTCCGCGCAGCTTGCAATCTTGCCTGATGGGGATGCAGCCGTTTATCAGTGGCGGCAATCTCTACTGCTTCGGGACGACGGCGATCAGCACCGCTCTCGCCACGCACATTGCACGCTATCCGTCTCCCGATGTCGATGGTCGCCCGACGCCGCAGGGCACTCCGGACGCTTACTACGAGTTTACGACAGACCCAGGAATCTACATGGTCACGGCTGACGAAGCCGGTGACGTTTGGGTTATCGGCCCGGCGGGCGCCAACAAGACCCTATTTCACTTCGACGCCGACCTGACCCTTATCCACCAGTGGGGCACGGGGGAACTGCCGCCAGAGATCGCCAGCCCCAGACCGTTCTCCGTACACGAGGGCCGGCTCTTTGCCGCACACTTCGACAATGGCGATCCGACGCAATCGCTCGCCTATGGCTGGTCGATCGACGGCACAACGGGCTTTACCGAGCTCGGATCTATGTCGATTGCGCAGCAAACCGCAGAGCGCGCTGGTCGGCCTGTCATCTGGATCGGCGGGTGTTACGCGCTGTTGAACGACGGCGTCGTTAGCATGTGCGGCGGCGCTGGCGATGCCATTCTCGGCGACATCGTCGAGGATCTCTGCGTCCGCGCTGGCCTGGATGCGTCGCAAGTCGATGTCTCGGACCTCACGCAACCAGTTACGGGCTTCGTTATCGCGGGGCAGATGGACGTATCGAGCGCGATTGACACCTTGCGCCGCGCTTACTTTTTCGACGCGGCCGAGGTGGACGGTCAGATCGTGTTCGTCAATCGCGGTGGCGACCCAATCGCCGAGATTCCCGACGACGACCTGTGCGCTCGCGAGTACGGGGCCGAGTCGCCAGCGCCGCTGCAGACAACGCGCACGCCCGAGCTGGAGCTGCCGAAGCGCGTGTGGGTCAATTATTACAACACGGATCAGGACTACCAGCAGAACACGCAGTACGCTACCCGCCAGGTCACGATCAGCGAAAATGAGGTGACGCTTGACCTGCCGATCGTGCTCACGGACGCGCAGGCGCTTCAAATAGCAAATCGTCATTTGCATTTGGCGTGGCTAGAGCGCGAGCAATTCAGCTTCGCGACCTCGCGCAAGTGGGCGAAGATCGTGCCGACGGATGTCGTTACAGTGCGCGGTCGTGCGATCCGGATTACCAGCAAGTCTGAAACTCCTAGCGGGGTGATCGGTTTCGAGGGCGTGGCCGCGTTCGCGGGCCAGTACACGATCCAATCCGGATCGACCGGCGGCTCCGGTGGCGGCTTTGGTGACGGTCAGATACCCCCGCAGGCCGTGGTTGCCACCGAGCTCGCGCTGCTTGATATTCCGCTTATTTCGCCGAGTGATCATCAGTTCGGCTTTTACGCCGCCATGGGACCGTTGCGAGATGGCCCGTGGCCTGGCGCCGGGCTCTATAAGTCCCTCGACGATGGTGTGACGTACACGCGCATCGGCGAGACGCGCACGCCGAGCAAGATCGGTTATGTTCGGGTCGATGGCAGTCCTCCAGGCTTGCTAGAAACCTACGCCCTCGGGGATGTGGTTGACGAGACGACGATTCGCGTGGTCTTGACCGATGATGACGCAGAGCTCGAAAGTTGCACCGCTGATGCGTTGGACAACGGTGCAAACCTGTGCGCGATCAGCCGTGGCGTGCAGGGTGTGCCAGCCACGCTTAAGTGGGAGATTTGCCAGTTCCGCGACGCGGTCCTTGTGTCGCCGAAGGTCTATGCGCTAACCGGCTTCAAGCGCATGCGCAAGGACTCCGAGGGCGACGATCACGCTGACGGCGACCGATTCGTTTTGCTCGGGCCCATCCTTAGCGTCGAGGCGCCGGAGAGCGAGATCGGCGTCGAGCTCAAATACAAGGCGGTCACGTTCGGCCTCGCGGTGGCCGATGCCAGCGTGCACACGTTTACAAACCTTGGCCTCGGACGTGACGATTACTTCAACAGCGTGGCGGGCAACACGCCATCATCGATCGTCCACCACACTGGCACGTCCTACACCTTTGTCGAGGAGGACCGAGGGAAGCTGCATACGTTTTCGAATGCGTTGACGGTCACGGTGACATGCCCAGCGGCGTTGCGCGAGGGGTGGTGGGTCGATATTGAGAACATCGGCGACGGCAACGTCGTGCTAGACCCTGCGAACAATCTTGACGGCGCAGTCGGATCACCATCCGGATCGCTGACGCTTGCCACCAATCAGGGCTGCACGCTGCGCACCGATGGCACGAGCTACTGGACCATGCGCGGCGTCGGCGGCACGGTCACAACGCAAGATGAAGGCGGGACGCTCTCGTCCACGGTGACGACGTTTAACTTCGTGGGTGCGGGGGTGACGGCGGCGGGAGCGGGAGCGACGACTACGGTAACCATACCCGGCGGCGGCGGCACGATCACGACACAGGACGAAAGCGGCACGCTGTCATCGACGGTGACGACGATCGACTTTGTCGGAGCGGGCGTAACCGCGTCGGGCGCTGGTGCAACGACTACGGTGACGATACCGGGCGGTAGCGGCTTAACCGTTGCATCGCAAATTGACTCCTATACCGCAAATGACACATGGACGAAGCCGGCCGGTGCGTTGCTGGTTCGCGTGATTGCGATTGGCGCTGGCGGCGGTGGTGCTGGTGGTGGTCGCAGGACAAACGGCAACGGGGCGTACTCGCCCGGAGGCGGCGGCGGCGGAGCTCGCGTAGAAGCGATATTTGCCGCGTCAGCTTTAGGCGCAACTGAAACCGTTGCCATTGGCGCTGGCGGAACTGGCGGCGCAGCGGGGACGGTTGCAGATACAAACGGCACCTCTGGTGGCGTGGGGGGCACGTCTGAGTTTGGCACTACGGTAACGGTCCGTGCCTACGGCGGTGGCGGTGGGTCTGGTGGGGGCAGCGGAAGCGCGCAGGGAAGCGGCGGTGGCGGCGGGTTTGCCAGCGCCGGGGGGACTGCCGGCGTCAACGTGGCTGGAGCGGCTGGCGCTATGGGGGGCAGCGCTGGAGTGACGAACGGGGCGCCTGCGGATAACGCCACTCTGGTCGGCGGCGCGGGCGGCGGTGCGGGCGCGGTGAATGCAGCCGGGGTAACGGGCGCGCGTGCGGCTGGCGGCGGGTGCGGTGGTAGCAGCGGCGGCAACGTGACTAGTTCATCGACTGCCGTAGCCGCTGGCACCGGGGCTGTTGTATGGCCGGGCATGACGGCGGCGGTGGCGGGAACCTCTGGCGCGGCACCCACCGCAGGCGGGAACGGGCCGGCACCCATTGCGCTCGGGCAGTGCGGCGGCAGCGGTGCGGGCGGCGGGTCGAGTGTTACATCTGCTGTCAATGGTGCGGCGGGCGGCGCTGGAGGTATTGGTTCAGGTGGCGGTGGCGGTGGGAATTGCTACACCGCAGGGCCGACAACCGCTGGCGGTGCTGGTGGCGCGGGCGGCGCTGGAAAAGTAGTCGTCATCACATATTTTTAACGCTATGGAGCAAAGTTGATGAACCCCTACCGCTACGACGATGAAAAAGGGAACGGCTGGACGCTGTGGCGCGGAATTTACGGGACATTCATCGGCGCGGCGGCAATCGTGATCCCGCTCACAATCGGGGCAGTGAAATATGTGGGCGATCTCGAAACGCGGGTCAATCGTATCGAGGTCCAACTGATGGCGGAGGCGCAGGCAATGCTAGCGCGGGAAGCGTATCGCCTAGAGCGCGACATTGATCGTGAGGGCCGCCTTAAACGCATTGAAGCGGTGTCGGACCGCATCGAGGCGCGGCTAAACGACATGGTAGCGCGCCAAAAATGAGCGACAAGCGCCCGGACGATGATGACCTGTTGTCCGCATGGATCGCCGCGTGCTGCATCGCCGGCGTGCTGGCGTTGGTCCTGATTGTGGTTGGCGTGCGCGCCGCGTCTGCGGCGGCGGTCCTCGACATCGGCGGGCAGAAAATCATCGTGATGACGGGTGACGACTTTATCGCCGCGATGCGGGCCAAGGACGCGGAAATCAACACGCTGCGGGACAAGCTGGACGCCCTCACCAAGATTGAGTGCGACCTGGTATGACCGATGCCCGAGTGTTTTCCTGATGGACTCTCTCGACTTCTTCCGGATGATTAATCCGCTGCCCGACCGGGATGACGGTAACGCCATCCTTGAGCGCGCCATGCAGTACATGCGGACCAACGCCACGCCAGACCGCGTATTCGAGCGCGAGCGCCTTGCGCTGTGGGCGACGCAAAACGGGTACGTGCTAGCGGAGGGCAACGCCGAGACCATGGCGCTGATGAAGGGGCTGCGCAGCGTGGTCCCGGCGGGGACGAAATTAGGTAGGCAAGTCGAGGAGTGGATTCACGCTCGCGGCGGATGGACAACATGATGTTGCTTGACGCCACCGCCGTGCAGAAGATCACCGGCGACGCGGAGCGCTGGAACAAGGCGCTCAGCCTTGCGATGGTGCGGTGGCAGATCAACACGCCGGATCGCCGGGCGATGTTCCTGGCCCAATGCGCGCACGAGTCCGGCGGCTTCAAGCACCTAGTTGAAAGCCTGCGCTACTCGGCGGCCGCGCTGCTGAGAACATGGCCCACACATTTCACCGCCGCCGAGGCGGTCGCGTTCGCGTACAACGAGGAGGCGATTGGCAACCGCGCCTACGGCGGGCGCATGGGCAACGGTCCGGAATCGACCGGCGACGGCTTCCGCTATCGCGGCCGCGGGATCATCCAGCTCACCGGGCGCTACAACTACGAAAAGTGCGGCGACGCGCTTGGCCTGGACCTTCTGGGCCGCCCGGCATTGCTTGAATCGCCGTCGACGGCCGCGCAGTCGGCTGGCTGGTTTTGGGCAACGCACGGCTGCAACGAGCTGGCGGACGCGGGCAACTACGAAGGCATCACCCGCAAGATCAACGGCGGCATGAATGGATGGGCTGACCGCCAAGCCTGGCTCGTCAAGGTGCGCCAGGCTCTAACCATCACCACGGGGGGCACGCAGCCCGCCGCGCCAATTGAAGATCGAACATCAACCAAGGAAGGGCCAACCATGTTTGCCGCACTCCTGCCCATCATCGGGCCGATTCTCGCGGGGCTGATCCCGCAGGTAAAAACTATCCTCGCGCCGCCACCAGAGTCGGCGCAAAACCGTAACCTGCAACTCGCGGAAACCATCGTCAATGCGATCGTGCAGGCGACGACCGCGGCGACGGGTATCACGCAAAACGCGCAGTCCGCTACCGAAGCGCTACAGGCCGATCCGGCACTCGTCAAAACCGTCACCGAGGCGGTGGTGACCTCACCCGAGATCATGCAGCTTCTGGAGATCGGCGGCGGCGTAGTGGCCGCGCGCGAGGCCGACATCCTCGTAATGCAGCAGGAAAAGCCATTTTGGAGGGCCAGCGCGGTGTTTTGGATTTCGGTACTACTGCTGCCCATGGTCCTGTGGTACGTCGGTAGCTCCATCGTCGGCGGTGTACCGATCCCGGAGGACTTCCCTTGGGCGGCCAAGTTCGTGCTGATGCTTTTCGGCAACGAGTGGAGCCTCGACGCTCGCGCCGGGCTG